TAATGTTAAAATATTTAATGCATCAACTGCTGCAACTTTTCGACCTTTTAATAATATTTATATTGGTGCAGCAAATAATCCATCAAGCATTGCTTCATTTTTTTCTACAAAACAATGCGCTTTTGCATCAATCGGTGACGGATTGACAGATACAGATGCAGCAAATTTTTACACAGCCGTGCAGGCATTTAACACAACTTTAGCAAGACAAGTATGACATACGTAGGACTATTAACAGAATCGCAAAAAAATGAGCTTGTCGGTCAACTTTACGATGAAGACAGCTATTTCAACCCAATTCAGGATGACTTCGACCAATGGATTATCAGCACAGAAGAAATGGAATTTTGTGTTAATCCTAAATTCCAATGGGTAAAAACACTACCTTTGATTGATTATAAACCTAAACCATCGCCACCATTCCCGCCTTTATAATGCTATCACTAATAACACTATCAATATTTGCAGCCTTTGCAATTAAGTTTTTGCATTATTGCATTGGTTCACCTATTCAGGGAGAATATTATTCTGGGCGTATATTTTCATCTTACGGCAAGTTTATTTCTAAACTATACTTAGACTTTGAAGCAAAAGAAAAAAACCGCGTATGGGCAAAATATAACGCGTGGAAGCAAAAACGCGATAAGGAACTAAACGAAGAACTGCAAAACAAAACAGCTAATGAAGCTGATACTATTTATAAAGAATACCTACAACAAGTAGAATCACTTTATAATGATGTCGAAAACAATATGAAAAATAACCCGTGGTCTATGCTTGGCGCCTGCCCTATCTGTTTTGGTACATGGGTTTCACTATTTACATTTACATTCTTTGTTATATTTGTTCCCCTGCCGTGGTGGTTTATCTTTATAGGTACGCCTACCGCTGTTATTGTTTCACGTTATATTAAAATCTCATAATGGATTCCCTGACTATTACCGCCGATTCGCTTAGATTAGCATCTGATTCGCTAAACTATTTTATTAAGATTTTGCCCGAAATTAAACAGCAACTTTTTATCTTGAAGCCGCTTATTATTTGCCTCAGTTTTTTACTATTAGTTGACTTTTTAACAGGCGTTCGTAAAGCTAAAGCATTAAAAGAAAAAATACAATCGCGCGGTTTTAGACGTACAATTTCAAAAATGAATGATTATTGTTTAGCAATAATAAGTAGTCAAGTTTTTACTTGGATGCTTGATCTTGAAATTACACTTAGTTATTACGTTGCTTTGTTCGTTTGTGGCATTGAATTAAAATCAATTTTTGAAAACGTATCACAAACAACAGGTGTTAATATTATCGGTTATTTTAAAGGTTTTATTCCAAATCCTAAAGATATATTAAAAAAGCCCGGTAAAGATACCGAGCCTAAATAATGTTTGCTCTTTTGCTGTTTTCATGTGTGGCCGCTGTCTTTTTTGGGCAGCGGTTTTTCTGTTTGCGCTAACTTAAAAAAGTTTCTAAGCCATAATTCATTTACTATTATGTAACCAGTATCATTGTAAAACTTTTTGTTTTCGCCCGCTTCAAATAATTGCCGTTCGAATGTTTCTTCAAATGTCGGTAAATTTTTCATTTTTTTGCTATCAGTATTTCGTGTGTTTCAAATTTAATTAGCGCTGCAACCTGAAGTATTTTGTTACGCTGAAAGTATTCATCAGCATCAAATTCAATATCATTAACTATAACCGTGTTACGGTCCCATAGCGCAAACTCACAATGTAGCTTAAAGCGGTCCGACATAACAGAACTAAACAAAAATAATGGTATAAAATGTTCGGTTTTTGGTAGCTGCCTTATTAGGTCAAAATTAACGCATTTGTGATGGTTGCAATAAACAGCCCATACAGATAAATACGTTGGTATCATGCGCTGGATATCACCCATACCAACGCCTAATTTACGGTCGTAAAATTCTGTTAAATCCTGATGAGGAAACAATTTATTCACCGCCTTCGCTACACAGTTCATTTTGTGATTTGTTATAAGCTGAAAATAATAATTTTTTACATTCGTTTAAATACCATTCTGATTGTGATTCTGGCAATGTAGAAGCCATCGCAACAACTTCAGCTATAACAGCTACATTATCGTAAGTGCTTTCATTTAGTAGTTCGCGTTCGGTTGGCGTGGCTGCCTTTTCAAAATTATTTACAAATAGATTTATAGATGTATGCAAATCCATAAAACGTTTTTTCATTTCGAATTTTAGTTTTTTAGGTTCAAACTGTGCAATGGCATATTTTGCCGTACTTAGTGCGCCTAATAGCAGCCAAATGTTTTGAGTTAGTTCGTTAACTTTTTGCTCACCAATCTTATCAATTAGTGCCGCTTTTTTTTCGTCATTCGTCATGTCCTTTTAGTTTGTTTTGAAGTTCTTCAATTTTATGTAAATATATGTCAATCCTTAGTTCAAGTTCGTCATCGTAAGGTTCTTCATTTTGAATCCATAACATAGCATCTAAATAGCCTTTTTTGTATTCAAGTATCTTTTTTAATCTTAGCTGTTCTGTACGTGTCATAGGTTTTCAGTATGTTTTACCATGTTTGTAAGGCCTTGAAGCGTTATAATCTAATTTAGCTTTAATGTGAAAATCTAAGTCAATATTGAACTTATAGCTAAAATCTAATAGTCTTATTATCGCATCGGCTATTTCATCTTGTACCGTGTCTTTGATATTTTCTTTAAAACGTTCGGGCGTGCTGATATTTTTGTATTGTAAAATATCTTGTTCGGTTGCCCATTTTTCAGCGCGGTCAGCTTCAATTGCTTCGGCTAATTCGCAAACAGTAAGCATTACAACTTCGGTTAATTTGCGATCACCTTCCCAAAATCCGCGCGCGGCGTTACCTTCATGTATTTCTTTTGCTAATTCGTTAAACATGTTATATAAATTTTACTAATTCGTCAATTTTAGGAACTCTAATATATTTTTTCTTTTCAATGCTATTCATAATTCTAACCCGCGATATGCCAAAATATAAACATGCTGCATCTACCGACATAAAGTTAATAATTGTATCATTTGTTAGCATAGCTTTTACATGCCTGTTTTGTTTTGGTATTTTGCCTAACTGTTCTTTAGCTGCATTTCGATTCTGAATGTATTTATAAACTGATTCAGCAGTTACTAAGCATTCTGTTTTTATATTGCCTAAAGAAACAAAATCTTCAAAATGCTTTACAAATATTTCATCGGGTTTTGCTTCGGTTAAATAACCAAAATTTATAAGCTGTCTTATTCTGGTACCAGCATAGTTAGGATTCTTAGCGCCGTTAGGTTTTATTAGCTGCATCGCTTGCTCAAACGTTAAATACATATCTTATTTTTAAAAAAAAACCGCCTGAACTTCAAAACAGGCGGCCCAAACTAAAGACCAATGAGTACAACAAAGAAAAAATAAGATAAATATTTTATTTTTGCAACTTAAAATGGCAAATCTGTATCAAATTCTGTTTGTGTTATAACTTCAACTTCTACTGTTTGCGCTTTAGGCCCTGTGTTCATTTTTCTGCAATACGAAGCAATAATATCAGTATAGTATTTGCCTTCATGTTCCCGGTATTCTATTTTGCCTTCAATGAAAAGCATATCACCCTTTTCAAGTTTAATATTATTCCAATAGCTGACATTGTGCCATTGTGTTTTTTCTTGCCATTCGCCGTTTTTATCTTTGCTACTTTCAGATGTTGCAAAGCTGAACTTTGTTAGCGTTTTTTCGCCAAATGTTTTTTGCTCAGGTTCTTTGCCAATCCTACCGATTAGCGTAACGCGGTTTACCATCGTATTTTTTTTTATTTGTTAAAGAATGATTATTAGCTTTTAATTTTCCCTTTGACCAAATATTAAAGTCATCAAAGAAAAATGTTTTTACATCGCCTAATTTATAATATTGATTTTCACGTGTGCAGATAGCTTTATAATTACCCATCGGTAAATGCTGAATTATTAGCCATTCATCGCCTTCTGTCTTATCGTGAAAAAATCGGTACATCATAAATCCAAAGGTCATATTTTTCAATGACACTAATAAGTATTTCAGCATATTTTTTTTCGGTTGCATATCCACATTTTTTTAGACCGTGCGCCCATGCTTTATAATTTAATCTGCTAAGTTTTGTTAAATGCCTGTAATGTTTAGATGTTAGCAGCTTCGAATGATCACGATATGACCACCATGCAGATTTGTAAACTTGAAATTTATCTTTAGGTGTATCATCTTTATAAATAGCATATTTGCCCCTACCGCGATACTTTACGCCAAAGTGATTATTATGCTTAACGGCTAAACTTGAACGCCCTGCATTAGATTCTATGATGCCCTGTGCTAATGTTATACTTACAGGTATGTTATACAGTTTAGCTTCTTGCTTTGCAGTCTTTAAAAAACGGTTTATATAACGTTCAATGTGATTTTGCTTTGGCTGCTTTTTTAGTGCCGGGAATGTAGCAGAAGTGAATAGCACTACTGCCAAAATTAAAATTGCTGTTTTCATGTGTGTTTAAGTTAAAATGTTTACTAATGCTGCGCCTGTTGCATAGCCTACACCATAGCATAGCGCAAGTTTTAAGCGGTCAAGGTTGTTTTTAGCTTCGATTTGATAGGCAAGGAAGGGCAACCCTAAAAACGGTCCTATAAACGCCCAAAAAACCATCGGCAAAAGCTGCCTATCTGAAACAGCTGAAATATAAAACGTGCTTGCTATCTCGATGATGACAGCAGCTACGAATAGAATTAAATATTTCATTTTAAAAGTTGCTCGTTTAGCTGTTTGATTACGTCTTTGAATGCAAATGGAAAACAAGTATATTCCCAAAGATAGAAATCACATTGCTCGTCTGTCCATTCAGACCTAAAATGTTTTACCCAATCTATGAAAGGCATTTTGTTTGCCATGTCGATAGTTAGTTCTGTCATGGTGTGTTTGTCTTAAAGTTAGTAAATTTTATGTCCACATCTTAATGGTGTTCCATCGGTATTAAATATTTGCATAGCAGCTCTATTTTTAACCTTATAAACAAAGCCATTTTCGCATTCTATACTATAATCCCAATGCATTCCTTGTTCATAAGGGTTTGATGGTTCACAAGATTTTGCAATTGAATAAATCACTGCAATAAATAATACAAATGCTAGTAGGTTTTTCATTTTGTATTTGTATTAAAGTTAAAAAAAAATGCTGTCTTTCCAGCTGTCAGGAGTTTTTGTTTAGCGGCCTGCCCTTCTGGAACTACCAAACCAAGTATCATTTATATTCAATAGTTACATTATACCCTAAATGCTCAAGTATCTGCCTAACAATCGTTTCAGTATCTGTATTATGGCATTCAAGTTCAACGCCGTTAACAGTTGTTATTGTGCCGTAATCATGACAGCACCCATCCCCGCAGGTGCTGTCATAATCTTCTAATGTGATGTTAAGGTTTTTTGTAGATTTCATTGTAGTATTGTTCAGCATCTACACATAATTTCATAGATTTAGATATATTGGATAGCCTTCTTTTTTGTAAATAAGCATCTACAATCTGCTGCTTTTCCATTTCTAAGGCTGCTTGTATATCTAAATCAACCAATCCTTTTTCTTTAATGATTTGCTCAACCAACCATTCTATTGCTGTCTGTTTCATATCATTTCTTTTTATCAATTAACAAAATTAAACCAATACCAAAGCATAAGCCGCCAATAAAACAAAATACTAACATAAGATAAAGTTTTTCAAGTGTTAAGGCCATTGTTAAACCAACTAATAAGCCAGCGCATGCACTAATAATTATATTTTTCATATAGAAGGTCATCAAGTTGGTTATGAATTTTATTGTCAATATAAGCATCGTAATCTGATTCGTCTTGACTGCTTAAACATTCTTGCAAAAGTTCTTCAACTTCATCATAAGTCATGTTTAGCATTATTGCAAGTTCATCAGTTGTGTATTCAGTATCATCTATTGTAGTGCTAAGAATCTCAAAAAAAGCATCTTCATCGGGTTCTAAAGGTACGCCGTATTTATCGCGAGATCCGCGGCAATATT